GAGACAAGATCAATTGGAAAATTTAAAGAAGAAGGGATTTATTAAGATAGTTTACGACAGCGAAGTTGTAGCTGACAATGAACAGTCGATAGTAAGTCCTTAATTGTAACGTCAAAAATAATTAGAAGATAGCCAATTTAAATAGGCGATGGAGTAATAAAACGATGGCAGTATACTTAAGTCCGGGTGTTTTCCCGCGTGAGATCGACCTTAGCGTTCTCCCAACCGCCATCGGTCCACTTAGACCCGGTTTCATTGGGACGGCTAAAAAGGGTCCTATTAATGAACCAGTTTTAGTTACAAATGCTACGCAAGCAATTGGAACTTTCGGGGAACCATTTTCCGAAAGTTATTTGATGTACGCTGTTTTAGCGTACATGGAACAAGGAAACGCTGCATTTGTAATGAGAGTGGGTGTTGAATGCGAAACGGGACAGCCAAGCGAGTTGTCTGACATTTGTATTGACACCTCTGGTGGGCGCGGTTCAGGTTGGGGACGCATTCCACTGTTCACTGGGATCGATTTCGGTCGTGTCAATCTGAGAGCGATTGGTGATGGTACCGGCGAAAACCCACAACCAGTAGTGTTTCATGCTGAATCTACATCAGCTGTGGTTTACAATGATGTTGATTTATCCTCAACAGATGGTCCAACGACAGCTACCGGCACATTGTCTGGAACCTATGATGGCGATTTAGACGATTCATGGGTGATGATCATCACCACACCACCTAACTTGTCAGAAGATTCTCCGCTAGTTGGCGCAGAATACCAAATAGTTAGAAACAGTGACGCTGCTATTGTTGCTGAAGGTGTTTTGGCAGACAGTGATTTTGATAACACTTCAGACCCGATTTCAATCGGAACCGGTTTAACATTAACTGTAACTGTTTCTGCTGGTGAATTAGATGAAAATGATACATTTACTTGGAGCGCTGAACCTGATAACCGTGATTTTTCGGTCGCAGTTGATGGAGTAACAGGTAGCTCGTACGCAATGCCAGCTGCAACGTACACAAGTGTTGCCGATTTTGTTGTTGCCGCTAATGCCTTGTTGTCGGGCGAAGATTACGTTTTTATCGCGTACACCCTAGATGATGGCGAGACAGTAGTACCGCAAATCAGAACTGACATTGCCGGTGAAAGAGTCCAAGTGATGACGACACAGGCTTGGGCTTTAGAGCTTGGGTCACAGCAATACGCATGGGATGTTCCTAGGTCTTATCTTCTTGGATTAGATCCAGGGCCATACGACATCACGACTTCAAATAACAGAGTTAAATTAAACTTAGTTGGGGAAGTTGAAACGACTTCAGTTGAGTTTAACGTACCTGTCGGGCTTGCGCAAACAACTAATTCTGTAGCTTCAATTGTTGATGCGGCTGGAATAGTGGCTGGCGAGACACTTTGGAATGGTGTTGAGTTAACTGTGCCTGGTGGTGATACCCATGTGTTAATCGAGGCATCAGTGGGACGTCAACTCGATGAGTTGCAACTGCTAGCTAACTACTCGAATTTGAGAACATTACGGTTTACTGAGGAACTAAACATTCCTTACCCGTATCAGAGAGGTTATAGAGGTTATTCTGACAATAGAGTCACCTTGCCAGCATCAGGAGAATCGGACCCATCGACTCCTTTGAGTTGTGAGACAGATCCACTAAGTGCAGATTGTGCTGCCGACACTGCTTATTTTGCTGGTGTTGTTGGCTGGTTGGTTGCTCCATCAGCTGGAACGTGGGTTACGGGTTATCAAGTTAACCTTTCCCTTTTCACTTCTGGTGTTGGCGATGCTGCTGGTCGGTATGTTCTCACAATTTCAGATTCAACTGGTGCCGCTTTAGATTCGATTTCTGACGTCACATTTGATAAGCGTGAAGCACGTTATATTGGAAATGTTGTTAACCCAGGCACGCCACTTGGTGGCGCAAATGGCAACGCCTACGTGAATTGGGAAGAGCGGCCAGCGTTCTTAAACAACAATCAGAACTTGGCTACATTTGAGGTGAGACAGCCTGCCTCCCTTAATGGTAAAGAATTCACAGGGCAAGCAAATGGTATTCCTCTTGATCCAACTTACTCAAGTGAGTTAGATGGAGCGGTCATTGGAAATCCAGCTGAAGCTTCTGGCCTTTACGCTTTCCAGAATCCAGAATCGATCGACATTAATTTGTTGGCTACTCCTGGCTTCTCTTCCGGTGCCGTCATCGGAACAGCATTACAAGTTAGTGAAAGCCGTGGCGATGTGCTCTACTTAATTGACCCACCATTTGGATTAAGGCCACAACAGGTTGTTGATTGGCACAACGGAATGTTGTTGTCTGATTTGAGTGCTGCTATTAATAGTAGCTATGGTGCGTTGTACTGGGGATGGCTCAAGTCATTTGATCAGTTTTCAAATGATGAAATTTGGATTCCACCAAGTGGGCACGTCTCGGCTGTGTTTAGCAGAACGGCACGTGAGGCAGAGCAATGGTTTGCCCCTGCTGGTTTAAGAAGAGGGCGGTTACCGACTGCCCTTGATGTTGAGTACTCGCCAACGCAAGCAGAAAGAGACTTGTTGTACGGTTCTGGCAATGCGGTTAATCCGATTGTCAAATTCCCGCAAGATGGTATTGTCGTCTGGGGTCAAAGAACTATGCAGCGTACTGATTCTGCTTTGGATAGAGTGAACGTCAGAATGCTCTTAATTTACGTTAAGAAAAACATGACGGAGATACTAAGGCAATTCATTTTTGAGCCAAACGACCGAGTTCTTTGGAAACAGGTCACGGCTACTTTAATACCATTCTTGTCTGATATTCAGTCGAGAAGAGGGTTAAATGGATTCCAGGTGGTGGTTGACGAGACTAACAATACTCCTGAGCGAATTGATCGCAATGAGCTTTGGGTGTCTGTCTTCTTGCAGCCTACAAAGACGGTTGAATTTATTGTACTTAATCTGGTTGTCTTGCGATCTGGTGCTAGCTTCTCCGCTGAGGAGGTGTTGGCTGCTGGTGGTGTGGTGACAACATAGGCCACATACGGAGGAAGAAATGCCAGGATTTAACATAGGAACATTCGGCGGTGGATATAATGGTGATGCTGGTAACAGCCCATCTAACACTGTTGAAGTGAGACGTAAGCATCGCTGGGTGTTTGAAACGATTGGTAGAGGAACAGGAGTATGGTCCGCTAAGGAGCTATTGGTATTACAATCTGCCTCTAGACCAAGTTTCAAGTTCGAAGAGCCTGAAATGCACCACAATCAGGAAGTAGCCCGTTTTGCTGGAAAGCAAGACTGGGACCCTGTTACCTTGGTTTGGTATGATGTTGAGCAAGAGCCGGATATTTCACGAGGTGTCTACCACTGGTTAGAAACTGTGGTAAACATGCAAACGATTAACGTTGCGTCTCCGGCAGATTATAAGAGAATCGCCGCGTTGTCGATGATTGATGGTTCTGGTCAGACAACTGAGACTTGGACTATGAACGGCACATGGCCTTCAGCAATCAATTGGCAGGAGCTTGATTACACTTCTACCGATTTGATGACTTGCGAGGCAACCATGAGGTATGATAGAGCAGTGAGGGCTAGCATAAAGGGCGATTGTGTCCCAGCAGTCGAGGCGGCAAAAATTCAGCCTAATTGCCCTGTTTAATTAGGTTGTTGAGATAAAAATATCGCTTTTATAACGGCCCAGTAAATAATACTGGGCCGTTATTATAGACGAAAAGAGGGAACAATGGGTGTTGGCTTTAATATTCCTACCGATAATTATTGTTTTGCTGGTGATGGCGGGGTACCCCCCTTGTCTATGCCAGCTGTCGACAGAGAAGGGCCATCTAATTCTGACGAGTTTGGAAGAAACCATAGATTCGAAATAGAATTTATGGCACCGATATCAAGTCAGTTTGTGCAAGGTAATGGTTTATTACTGAATGTTGAGAAGTGCACTAGACCGACAGTTGAATTTGATGAAATAAAGATACACAACGGACAGGATGAAATTTATAGGCCGGGTAAACATCATTGGTCACCTATAGAATTTACTTTTTATGAGAGAATAGCCCCCAGTGATGATACTGGTCTTATAGCAGGCTCCGGAAAACCAAATCAAATGGCACAGGCTATATATAATTGGTGGGCGGGCGCTAGCCAATTTACAATGCTTGACTATAAAACCTCAAGTCTGACTGCACCAGGCCGATTTCAAGTAGATTGCAGCGTTAACATGATTGATGGTTTGGGCAGAAAAAATTGGACGTATATTTTAAGAGAGTGTTGGCCATTAAAAGTGTATGCGACAGATTTGAATTATTCTGATACCGATTTGTCTAAAATAACAGTTGTGCTAAGATATAACAGAGCTGAAGAACTTCAACAAAGTTAGGTGAGCCATTATGCCAGGATTTAGGGTAGGCAAGGAAGGCGGCAATAACGATAATTTTGGTGTCAGTTTATCAGACCGTTTTAGATATACTTATACATGGGAGATAGATAAGCTACAAGATGATGTTGTAGGCTTGCAAAACAATAGATACTTAGTTTATGCGAAGGATGTATCTCTGCCTGCTTTTAACGTCAGCATGGAAAGACATATTGGATCTTCTTTGGAGTATAAATTTGCAAAGAGTGTATCATATGATGATATAAAAATCTCATTCTATGATACACAAGACCTATATAAAAAACTGAAAGAATGGCGTCAGAGCGTGTATGATTGGCAAATTGGTATAAAAACGCCTGAACAGTATAAGAAGAATAGCACGATAAAGGTATACGACCCCACTTGGGATGACGCAAGGGGGGTGGAAGGTGTTGATAAAGAGTCGCTAACATATGCTTATGATTTGGTTGGCAGCTGGCCTTCAGTGATTAGACATGGTGATTTAACATACACAAGTAGTGATGTTAAAATAGTAGAAGTTACTTTAACTTACGATTTTGCTGTTGTTAGATCAGGTTTGGAACCTTATGTAATACCTCAAAGAATAGACATAGACAAGAAGTCACCTCGCCGCTCCTCTTTATAAAATAAGCATATATAATAATTCGTTGGCGAGCTGATGGTAAATATTTAAGCTGACGTTTTTTAGTACATAGATAAAAGTAACATTCAAGCACAGGATTATAATATGGCCGATGATAATTTGCCCGATGGGCAGGCTCCAGATGAAGTAGAGGGCGGGCCAAATTCAACTCCGACTAACACAACTTCAAATGAAGAGCAATTGGATGTAGGTGCATCATCTGGTGGTACTAGTCAATCTTTTAGTCAAAAACAAGCTGAAAGCGATGATGACCGTAATCAGATGAGTTCTACTGTTAAGGACTTAACTAATATTTCAGCGGCTGGCGATAATAACCAAGAGTTTTTAGATAAGTTATTAAATACTCCAGCTGATCAATTGATTCCTTGGGAAGATTGCTATCTCCCAAGTAAAGGTTTATATTATGACGGCGATTGGTCAAACGCAAGCGTTAAAGTGCGAGCTATGGGTCAAACTGCCGAGAAGATTTTGGCCACACAAAGGTTAGCTAAGTCTGGCCAATCGATAGATTACCTTTTTAGAGAGTGTTGCCAATTTCCTGATGGTTTTGATCCAATTAATTTGCTGTTGGGCGACCGAGTGTTTTTGTTATATTTCATACGTGGTATCACGCATGGAAATATGTATGAGTTTGCGTTCACTTGCCCCAAAGAGGAGTGCGGTGCTGTTTCGACTCATACTTATGACTTGAACGAATTAGCTTCTACGATTAAGTGGGCAGATGACTCACAAGGGGAAGAGCCATTTAAGTTAACGTTACCTTATTTGTCTGAAGCTACTAAAAGGGATGTTTGGGTAACACTTAGATATCTAAGGGCCTATGATGCAAATGATATTTTGTCTAGGAAAAAAGTCAAGGATAAAATAACAGTTAGGCCAGGTAAAACAGTAAGGACGAGAAATAAGCCCGCTCCAACTCGTCGACAACAAATGCAACAGCTAGATGATTCTATCACGGAGAATTTAGAGAAA